TGATGCAGAAGCATTGAATTACCTGACTGTTTTTGATCTACAGTCTGAAGAGTATCGGACTATTAACGTCAACACTTTGAAGTCCATTACGTTTGAAGGTGTGACTTACGAGATAGAATAATTTGCCTACTAGATTTAATTGAAAGACTCGATTAGAATTAACTTAACCGAAGCATGACGCTTCACACAAAAGGATTCAACATGACAACAGAAATCAACACACTTGACCAAAAATTCCACACACTATCAGACAAGTATAAACTTGCGAAGACTAGTGACATGGTAAAACGTATCGAAGAACTCGGATTTAAAATGGATAACTTTGTAGCCATGAAGGTACGTAAGAAAGAACGTCAAGGATATCAGAAGCATAGAGCAGTATTCACTAGTCCTCTGCTCAAAGCAACATCTGATGGAGTCCCTCAACTACTACTTACCAACTCGCATGATGGGTCTAGTAGTGTAGTGTTGCAGTTGGGTTTCTTCCGATTCATCTGTTCCAATGGTCTAGTTGTAGGTAGTAACATCATCGAACCTGTAAGAGTTCGTCACTCAGGTAATGACTTCGATGAGCGTTTGATTGCAGCAATTAATTACATCGTTGCTCAGGCTCACAAGTTAACCGAGTCCATTGATAAACTAAAAGCTACCAAGCTAACTGATGCGGAAATTCTTGCCTTCCAACGTGAGGCTTTACAGAAACGACTAGGTGATGTTAAGATTGAATCGTTCTCGATGCCTGTCCATCGTGCCGAGGATAAAGCTAACGATCTCTTTACTGTGATGAACGTAGTACAAGAGAATCTTATTCGAGGTGGTGCGAGAGTTATCCTTGAGCAAGATGGTAAACGTAAAGATAAGGCGGTACGTCGAGTCAACAGTATGATTACGCAAACTGAAATCAATACAATGCTGTGGGATCTGGCGGCTCAAAAGGTCGCCTAGTTTTAGAGTGGGGTTGTAGTTCAATTGGTGAAGGGGCGGTTGGTTATCGCAGGTCGTCTTATAAGCACTACAAAATGGGTTCAAATCCCATCTTCACTACCAATATCTAAAGAGGGATTGTGAACTTCCGCATGACAATTAGCACAAAGTAAAATACACTTTTCTGCTTCTGTTATGCAGACTTTCCATGTTCTATTGGATAAATTTCTCGCATCCAATTTAAAAAGTTTGTCTTTGATATGATGAAAATGAAGTGCTGAGTAATTATTTTTATATCCACACTTCGTACAACCGCCACCAAACAGTTTAATTAACCGAGTCTTTCTATCTTTACCTCTGTTTTTTTGAGAGGCGTAGGATTGGTGGTGTGAATTTTTACACTTTATAGAACAAAATGTTTTTTGTTTACCAGTTAGCTTATTGTTACACGTTATGCAATTCATAATAACATTTGTTAAATTATAAAAGGAGAACGCTGTGAAATTTAGACTATTGGATGGAGGCTTAAGTGTTGACAATGATACTCAAGCTATGGAAAAACTAGTAGAAAGAATTAACACTATAACTCAAGCTATCGAATTGTTCAATCAATCTGATTGGAAACTCGAAGAGGTAGCCATGTGGTTACAGTATGAGAAAGACTTGGCTTTGATAGAAAGTAAACTTTACACTGAGGAGAAACAACAGTGAACGAAGAAAGATTGTGTGATTGTGGAGAGTGTAAGTACTGCAACGTCCACGATTCAAGTGAGTACGACTATGAAGATGACCACGTATGTTCTCGCTGTAATGGTGCAGGATGTACTAGATGTGAGGAATAATTATGACTAAATCTGATTTAATTGACGCAGTAATTGCTCAAATAAAAAGAGACATTCTCGATGAGGAAATTTCTGCCCTTGAAATTCTACTAGACAACATATCTACGAATGACTTAGAATCTTATTTGCCAGTGGGATATATTGATCCTAGATATTTAGATGATAACAAAAACTTAGAGGAGGAACTATGACTGTTCAAGAACTAATTGATTTCTTAGAGAAGGTAGAAGATAAAACTCTCATAGTTTTTCTTTATGGAATGGAAGGTATTAAAGCATTAGATAAAGAAATGTTTGACTTAAATATATCCGATAGAATTGATATTAATATTCCATCAGAATTTTAGGAGGAAGTTATGATTATAAACAACAACGCAGTAAAGATCGATTCAAACGTCGAGCCAACGAAAGCTCTCAACTTTGGTATCTCTGATGTTCGACTGGTAGTTGACATCCTGAGTAAGCTATATGCTTATCCGATTCGTACACTCGTACAAGAGTATGTATGTAATGGTAGAGATGCTATGAGAGAAGCTGGTACATGGGGCAAACAAGCTATCGAGATCACTGTACCTAATACACTTGATCCCGTATTCAAGGTGCGTGATTATGGTGTAGGCATTACTCCTGACCGCATGGAAAATATCTTCGTAAACTATGGTTCATCAACTAAAAGGAATACTAATACTCAAACTGGTGGCTTTGGTATTGGTGCTAAGTCTGCCTTCAGTTATACTGATAGCTTTACTATCACATCATTTGTCAATGGAACTAAATACATTTATGTCGCACATCTTGCAGACGATGGCGGAGTTAATCTAATTAGTAAGGAACTTACGAAGGAATCTAATGGGGTGGAAATTTCAATCGGTGTTAAGCCCAAAGATATTCCTGAGTTTCGTAATGCAGTACAACGCTGTGTACGTTTTTGGCAAGAGCCTATTAAGTTCATTGGTAGCAAAGATATTCACCAACTAAGCCCGACTTTGACGCTCGGCAATATGACAATCTTTGATTCTCATGGTAGCGAATCTCGTACAATTTATTTAATTGATGGCATCGAATATGATTTGATGGAAGACAGCACTTCCTCTGGCTATCCTTACTGGAATAGAAAAGTTAATACCTTACATTCTGGTAACAGTATTGTAACTATTAACGTGAATAATGGACATTTCAAGATTGCTTCATCAAGAGAACGTCTTGAAAACAACGATCAGAACAAGGCATATCAAGATAAGATGTTAGCTGATTGTCGTAGTAAGATCGAAGGCATTATCAATTCGAGAATCAACAATGCTTCGCTTCCTTTGAAGCAACGACTTGAACACAAGAAAACTTATTCATGTTTTGAACAAATTGAAAGACTTGATATTGACTTAGGTTCGGGTCATACGATGACAAAAGGTTCAGTAGTATGTCCACAATCTATTGAGTATAGGTATGTAAGACGAGGACGACGAGCCTCTGTTCACTACGAACTAGCTAAGTCAGTACGATTAGATTTTACTGTAATGATCTATACTAGCACAGACAACGGCAACAATCTTGCACGTAAACTTAATCACTACCTTGAGACAAATAAAGACAAGGTACTTGTAAGTGCAGATGCTATTGCTAACATTCCTTTCCAAGATATTATCTTTACTAATAGACTTGACGCAGATAGTCTACCATTACCTCCCAAGAAAACTGCACAACGTACACAAAAGAGTACAAGAGATGCTATCTGTTGGGCAATCGAGAGTAATGGTACAAGGTCACAATGGACTGTTGAGAAGCTAAACAATTATGATAAGCCTGTTGTATTCGTAGACGAATCTACAGAAGAAGCCAAAGAACTATCAAACTTTCTTACTGTAATTAATGTTCCTAAGTGCAACAAAGATATTGTTCTTAAAAAAGGTATGACTATTGAGCAAGGCAAAAAATACCTACTATCCAAAAACAAAGATGATGTGGTAGGATTAGATAATCTTCCTCATGGATGGGAGAAGGTTAGTGTTCTTAAGAAATTCAAGCGTAAGAAATCAACTGATCCAATGCAAAGATACTTGTTCGCTAACTTTCCTACACTCAAAGCGGAGCATGATGTTATGAAGTCTGAGTTCAATGATCTAGTTAAAAAGTATCCTCTGATTACTGTACTATCTAGCTTAGGCTACTATTCTAATAACAGTTCACAAATTGTAATTGACGAAATTAACAAACAATCGAAGGAGAAATAATATGGGGGAACTAATTGTAAGTTTAGGATCGGTTATCGAAGACCTACGAGACAAGCAAAAAGATAGTGGATCACTTGATGAATATAATCACTTTGAAAGAATGATTACAACACTTAACAAAGTATACGATCAACTTGTATACATGGGAGCATAGTATGAATTACATTATTCTACCACAAAGTCTTATCCTTAATCATGCAGGTAAGACAACAACAATTAACAAAGCTGATGGTCGTTACGATCAAGTCATTCAGAAAATCAAGGAGGGTAAACTTGACGAGATTATTCCTTTGTTGTCTATTGCTGACTCTCTTAGTGAGCGAGGTTTCGAAGTTATTGATGGACTAGTTCATGTTGATGGCGACGCTCTGCCCGAATCATTGTCAACTAGAGTGCTTGACTTCTTCAATAACAATCTTCCGTTTGAACCGCTACTAAAGTTCTGGGCTAAGCTTAAGAACAACCCAAGCTTTAATAGCAGACAAATGCTTTACAAGTTTCTCGAACATAACGGACATCCTATCACAACCGAAGGAAACTTCATTGCCTATCGTGCAGTACGTAATGACTTCCTTGATAAGCATACTGGTAAGATGGATAACTCAGTGGGTAATGTTGTGCAGATTGACCGATCTAAGGTGGATGATAACCCGAACAATGTATGTTCCCACGGACTTCACGTTGCGACAATGAGCTACGCTCAGTCGTTTGCATCGGGAGATGATAAGCTGCTTGACGTTGAGGTTGACCCTGCTGACGTTGTTGCAGTACCTACTGATTACAACGGTACTAAGATGCGAGTATGTCGCTTCAAGGTTGTAGCTGAATCACAAGGACTGATCGACAAGCCATTAGTTACATCAGCATACAAACGAGAATATCTCTGCGAACTTCCAGAGGTTGAGTTTGAGGACGATGGTAGCTGTCCTTCTTGTGGGGAACCTGATGTAGCTGGGGATAACTATTGTCCTAACTGTGGAGAGACTCTATGATTACAGTGTTTCTTAAACTAAAAAATAAAACTTCTACACATGACTTCAATAACTTAACCGATGCTCTCATCTTTGCAAGGGCTTCCTCAGTAGGAACTGCTTTCCAAATTAGAGAAGGAAAAAAGTTATTGGCGAAAGGTAAAATAGAAAACTACAAGGATAAAGATTATGACTTCTAAAAAGAAATACCCAAACTATAGTTCGATGGTAGTAGACTTCCCTCTTCCAGATGCAAAGTTTGAGAAGCCTAGATATGTAGCGGTGATTCGTTACCAAATACCTAGACGCATCATCCTATCGGGTAGACGTAAGGTAAGCCCCAAGTTTGAAACGATGTACGGTATGTTATACTGGTTAAACAAACAGCCATATCATATGGACTATGTGATATACCGTACTGATTCAGATGTAATTGTTATGGAAGGATTCAAAAGAAAAGAGGAGACGCTGAAATGAATAAGCAATTTGTGGTAACATATTATAAGAATAGAAAGCTTTATTCGCATGACGCTTCACGATATATCAATCTAAGCGAGTGTAAGCAGATGATAGATGCGGGCTACAATATTAAGTTCGTAGCGCACAAGACAGGCGAGGACGTTACAGAGCGTTGTCTTAAGGAGATGTTGTGTAAGTTCTCAGTATCGCAAGAGGTTCTCATAAAGTTAATTAAGAGGGCATGATGAAAAAGAATAAGGCAGAAAGCTTTGTGCGTAAAGTGTTGAAAGATAATGGGTTTACTTTGAGTAAGCAGCGAGATCAGACTCACGAAGGAGTGGACATCATTGCCATGAAGAAAGGTGAGGTGCTACTCATAGAAGTGAAGAAGGCGAACATGCACAATAGGGCATGGCAAGTGGACGCTGTATCGAAGAAGCAACAGGTTGCCTCTAACACCATCGCCATTGTCACTCCTAATGGGGTAGTGTTCCAGCCGATGAAAGAACACCTTAAACTGTGTACAAAGAATGGTATGCGGTATGTTACGGAGTTGGTAAACATGCTAAAGCTCATGTAGATATGGGCGGAAATCTGGGCTTTAACTAAAGGACGCAGCTTGACAGTAATTATTTATTCGCTAGTTATGTTATTGTTTTTCGGGCTAGGTATTCTTCTTATGGATGTTCTTCGTTCTATATCTAAAGATGGAAGGTCGGCATTAGTAGAAGTTCTGATTAGAATTACTCCGCAATCAAAACAAAAAGTCGAAAAGGATTTCGATAAGTTCATGAAACAAAAGGACTAACATGGTCGGTATTAAATTTATTATACAAAACGCAATGTCAAAAGAAAAAAAAGAAACTACTGAACTATTCTTTCCTGAGTGGACAGAAGAAGTTAGATTGCTTGTTGAAATAAATAGAGAAACTTTTAAGAAAGCAATGCCTGATTGTAGAATATTGGCAGTAATTGTTAATGAGGAGATTGTATGATATCATTACTACACATGGTCTTCAAGGTTCCAATGGGGATAGCACTTCCTGTTGGGTTTGCCTTAGACGTATTAATTATATATTTAATTACAAGGAGTTAACATGAAAAGAATTACTCGTAAGATTTACATTTCAAAAGATTCCCTCAATTTGATTGAGCGAGATATCAATGCTGTAAATTCTTATACAATCTTTTCTAATAAAGAAGAAGGAACTCAAGAGGTTGATATCACTATTGATATCCCAGAAGAGTTCCGACTTAGTGAGGAGCTTATTGAAGTTATCGTAACTGGACTTCTTCCTGCACTTGGAGAAAAAGAAGTTCAAGTAAAAATTGAACAAGTCAAAGCGCATCTACGAAGCGTTGGAGCTGCTTTGTGACGGGCAAGGTTTTGGCTGTGGCAGGATTTCTTCTTGCACTACGAGCCTCATATTTAATCAAGACAGACAAGCAAGATAAAGTATTCTTCTTATCTGGAAGTTCTCTATTGCTTTGTCTTCTCGGCTTTCTTTTATCTTAGAGGTTAGTATGTTTGATATGTACGACAACTTAGAAAAAAAATACAAGGTATATTATACGTCGAATAATAATACATCCGAACTAACTACTCAAGAACTATATGAGTTTTATATTTTTAATACTCATAATATCTATGAGTCCTTTGAAGATGTTCTAAAAAAATTAGATGCTGGATACACAGTCATTGGCGATGATAATGATTTTGACTGGACACTTGGTTCAAATGTTTACCAAGGACAAGTGAAGATATCTAAGATTTTATTTAGAGGAATTAGCCCATCTCACATACCTCCTCCAATTCCAAAAGGCTGTGACCACAAAGGCGCATATATCAATAGCGCAGGAGGAATAAAGTTTTACGTTTGCCCAAAATGTAAAGCAGATTTGGGAGACGCTGAGTGACACGATTAAGTTTTTCGGCAAGAGAAAAGTACGAACAATGCGGTTATAAATATTACCTGCACTATGTAATGCGATATCGTTCGTCTTTACTTAGTTCTGCTCTAGCATTTGGCAATGCCCTTGACTTGGCATTGAATGAACTTCTTATTGGGAAAGATAACTTCCACGATGTATTTGATTCCGAATGGAGTAAATACAAAGATGTAACTATCGAGTACTATAAGTCGGACTTAGACAGTTCTCTTTTGAATACCTCCGAAAGAGAGCTTCCCATTGCGGAGCAGAACTTTTTATCTTTGCGGTACAAAGGACATAAGTTATTAGATGCTTACCATAAAGAGATATTCCCTAAGATTAAAAAGGTTATCTCGATTCAAGAAGAAGTAACAATCAAAGGTTATGACGAAGACGGAAATGAAACGGACGATAGTATTTATGGGAAGTTAGATTTGATTGCTATGATAGAAGCTGCTGATGGCACTGTCCACCACGCATTACTTGATAACAAAACTACAAGCGAACCGTATGCAAAGAACGCTGTACAGACTAAGGATCAACTAGCTTTGTATGCTTCTGGATTCCCTGATATTAAATCTTTTGGATACTTAACTTTAAACAAAAAGAATTTTAAAATTTGGATACTTAACTTTAAACAAAAAGAATTTTAAAACTCAAATTATAATTGATCATATAAATCAAGAGAGAAGAGAAGAGGTCTTGATGAAGTTTATAGATACCTTGCATAAGATAAAAGATAATGTGTTTGAAAAGAATACTTCTAGCTGCTTCAGCTTTGGGAGAAGATGTGAGTTCTACTCCCATTGTCATCGTGGTTATTTTGATAAGCATATTTATAAACAGGAAGATTGATATGTGGTATAGTAATTATGGTGATATAATATACCAAGAGACAAAGGAGAAATGATGTCTATTTATGTAATGACTGTCGGAGAATTGGCTAAGAAAAGAGGAGAACCTGTTGGGGAATTTGTAAAGAAAGTTCAAGCTGTGGGATTCGATGCGGGATCACACGCTAAAAGACTAACTCAGGAAGATCTTGATAAGCTAGTAGTTTTGCTGGACGGGAATGCAGAACAACAAACTCCTGCTGTTGAGCAAGTTAAGAAGAAAGATCCAGTAAACCCGAACGTTCTTCTTATCAAACTGAAGGAAGGAGGAAGTCTTATTGCTGTAGTGGACGCTAATTTAAATGCCGATGGAACTATTTCTGTTGAGATAGTGAGTCAGGCTAGAGAAGTTTCACTTGGGGATTCATTGCTAGAATTTCGTAAACAACTAGGAATTAAGATGGGGGTAAATTAATATGAGTAAAAATCTATACCAAAAGATGGCTTCCATTATGAAGGAAGTTGAAACCGTGTTTAAAGGTGCTAGTATCAGTATGGGAAATGGTAGATCATATTCTGCGGTTAATCATGATGATGTAGCTAGACTCTTGCACAAGCCTTTGGCTGATCACGGCATCATTACTAAAGTATCTGTAGAGCGAGTAGAAGTTTCTTCTAGAGAGAAGACTAATAAATATGGAGATGTTGCTTTAGAGTATCGAGCTGATGTGTGGGTTGATGTTACTTTCATCAATGCCGATAAGCCAGAAGAACGTGAAGTCTGCAAGAGTTTTGCCTATGCTTTTGACAGTGGTGATAAGGCAGTTGGCAAGGCTGAAAGTATGGCAGTTAAGTACGTGTTTCTAAAAAATTTCGTACTGGAATCTACTGATAATGAAGAGTCTAGAGATCATGAGAATAACTTCAAGACTCCTCCTAAGAAGAACATTGTCGAAGAAGTACAAGCGAAGTCTAAGGAGCCAGCGTTTCCTCAAGCCACACAAGCACAGGGAGCTAGCCAACCTTCTGCACCAGCAAAGAAAACTGTATCGTTTAATAAACCAAAACCAACTCCTACTGTCGTAGCTAAAGATAGTGGAGTTGATACAAATGATATCGACCTATAAGGAGGAACTATGTCATTCAATAATAAGCCACTACGCAGAGACTTCGGGGAAATGCTTCTCTCACCTAAGAAGAATCCAGACGATCCAAATGAGAAGCCACGATACTATATCAAGGTAACAGCTAAGGAAGATATCCTAAAGCTCATTACTACAAATACTATTATCGAATTGGAAGATCCGAAAGAAAAGTTTAATCGTATGATTAACTCTGGTAAAATGAATGATGAGCAAATCGAAAGTATCAAGAAGACGATGGAGAAGATTCCCAAGTTCTTTGTAAAACGATTGGTTGCTAAGATTAAATAATAAAGGGCGGGGCAACCCGCCTTTTCTTTGGAGGTAATGTGAACATGAATTATATTCGTGTCTGTCGTGGAGTTCAAGATAAAGGTATCCTTGTTCCAGTAAACTCTGATGTGTATAAAGGTATTGATCTGAATAAAGATTATTACACTTCTGCTTTTCTCTATAACGACGAGCAGTATAATGCCTTTAAAAAAACTGGAACCGTTGCTGGTATTACAGACACTGTTACTAATAAATTGTATTGGGATTTTGATAGTGCTGATAACCTAGAGGCAGCAAAGGAAGACGCTCATACTTTATGTGCTCGCCTAGTTAAAGTGTACGGACTAGAGAGTTCTAACATTGCTCTATTCTTTTCGGGAAAGAAAGGGTTCCAAGTTGAGGTTAACTTCCAAGACGAACTGTTTACTCCCACGCAAGTAAAGAATCTCTGCCTTAATATTGGGGAAGGATTGCAAACTCTGGACAGACAAATCTATAATGCCAATAGAATCTTACGTTTGCCTTTGAGTAAGCATCAAGACACAGGGCTTTACAAAACCCCTCTTAATTTTAATGGACTTGGAGATGCTACCATCGATGAGATTAAAGAAGCAGCAAAAGAATCTTGGGACGATGTGAATAGTTTTAAGACTATTTTTACTCAAGCTAAATCAAACGCAAAGATTAATACGTTGAAGATGCAGGCTCCTAAAGTAGAAGTTACTGCCAAAATGAAGGTGGCTTACGATATCTCGGATGTTAGCTGGGCAGATAAACCAAAGTTCTTAACTCCAGAAAAGTACCTGCTTTCTCTAGGTTTCTTTGAACAAGGCGAACGTAGTCATGCCCTCATGATCTTAGGTTCTACCTTTAAGTCTCTAGGGTTTAATGAGACTCAGACATATCACTTTCTAAAGTCTGCGGCTGAACTACAATCCGAGAGAGTAGGCGAAGATAAGTTTCCGAAGGGTGAGATTTATAAAAACATCATCGCTCAAATCTATTCCCCGACATGGAAAGGAGGCGTGTACTCTGTTGCCAATGATGAATTGTTGCAGAGACTTTCTACTCTTGTTCCGGCTACGGCTAAGTCAGAAGATGATACAGATGTACATGGTATTGATGAGACAGCAGAACTGTTTATCCAATATGCAAAAGACATTGATAAGAACACTCTTAAGTTCGGTATTAAATGTCTAGATGATAACCTTCATGTACAAGTAGGGAGATTGTATGGGATCATTGGTCCTCCGGGCGTTGGTAAGACTTCTGTTGGTATTAATATTCTTAACAATACTTCAATGCTTGGCGATAGTTCTATGTTTTTCAGCTTTGATATGTCAAAGTATGACGTATTTCAAAAGCTTATTCAAAAGCATACGAAGCTCGATAGAGATAAGTTATACCAAGTTTACAAAGAGGGAAGCAAGGAAGAACAGCAAAAGCTAGCCAAAGCTGTGTCTGATCAGTACAAGAATGTACGCTTTGTATTTAAAACTGGACAGAGTATTGAAGAGATGAGGCAGACCATTATCAATACGGAGAAGAAGCTTGGAGTTAACTTCCGACTAATTGTAGTAGATTACTTGGAGCTAGTACAATCAAAGTTTTCTGATCCCACACAAGGAAGTGCGGCAGTTATCCAAGGACTACGAGAGATTGCTATTAATATGAACAAAGCTGTGCTAGTATTCCTACAACCTAATAAGATGTCTAGTACAATTGACGAGCCTCTATTGTCATACAATGCAGCTAAAGGTTCGTCGGCTATTGCTCAGGCTTGTACTGCTATCCTTACGATCCACCGTCCGGGGTATAGCTCACGTACTCCAGAGACAGATAAGTTCTTCTCGATTGATTGCGTGAAGAATAGATCGGGCAGATTGTTCTCAGCAGATTTGCATTGGGACGGACTTACTGGTAATATAAGAGAGCTAGAGGATATCGAACGAATGGAACTCAAAGAAGTTCGAGATGCCAAGAAAGCGGCTAAAGATGGTGGAGATATTGATTTATTTTGATATAATAAGAATAGCCCGAGGGTCCTCTCTTTGTGTAGTTAGTAAATGCTTCGGCTTTACGTTTAGCAAATGATGAACGAGTAGGGATGGAAAGGTGACCGATAGCCGAAAAGTTGCGCAGCTTTAAGTCGGTGACGTTGTGGAAAGACACATTACTTGACAAGCGGTAGAAATACTCCTCAGTCCAAAAGAGGTTCAAGGAGGATTTACGTGTACTTGATTGGTTGGAAATCAGATACATCGAGCGTAGGGTAGAGGCTACGCAAATTCTTGAAGTAGAGAAAAATCTCTTCTTGTCATGGGTGTCCTACGCCGACTCAAGGTAGGATAGCGGGGCGGGAGTTTGTTAGTTTGTAACCGCAGCGAATAACCTTAAACTTACAAAGGTGTCACATACCTCGTAGCAGCTATTCGCTAAATAGAAAACGCTGGAAGTTGTGAGGTTGCGGCTCGCTTTTTTATTTAGGATTTTAGGAGGATGACATGCGAGTGACAAGTTATTTTAACGGTGAAGTTTGGATGACAGGTGAAGTCATTGCGTTTCTTCCAGATAGAATTGCTGTCGTGAAGAATGATGCTAATGGGTTTCTATCTACACTAGATATAAATAGTTTAAAGGTTGTTGAAAACGATACTCAGTTAGATAAACTTAAATCTTTTCTTCGTGAAATAAAAAACGAGTTATCGCCATTTACTCACGAAGATGCTATACTAGATGTGAACGTAAGGATTCGAGAAATCCTAGGAGAATAATATGGGAGCACCTGATAGACTAGAGTTTCACTTCACTAAGTTCTTTGGCTTTGGAATCGCAATTGATACTTTCCCTTATGCGGTAAGTATCTCTATTGTGTTGCCATTCTTTACAATAGAGATTGGACTTGGTAAACCTTATACGGAGAAACTAAAATGAACCTCAAAGAAATCAAAGACGCAGCCAGAAAAGCTTTCCGTGATCAGCAATCGCAAGATACAGAAGGTGGAGTGCCTGATGCAGTGTCGTTTATTGCCGGATTCTTAGCAGGTGCTAGGCATCTACAAAACGCATACGAAACTCTCCAAGCTCATGACGAGATGCTAATTGCTACACTAGATAAGCTGAAGGAAGATAAGAAGAAGCTTGTGGAAGCTTTGAAGTTTTACGCTGATACAAATAATTGGGACGCTGCCGATGGAGTACACGACTCAATTATCTCAGGAGTAATTACTGGCGCAGACCATTATGAACCGTGGGATAAGGCTGGTATTGCGGTTGGCGGTAAACTTGCTAGACAAGTATTGAAAGAGATAGGTGAAGAATGAAAAAAGAAAACGAAGTATATTTTATCTGGCGTAACCTAGTAGCCACTTACAATCTTGACACAAAAGAGTTTGCTTTTGATCACCATAACATGTATATTGTACCTTGGGAAGACTATCCCGAGGATATGACAGCGTTTATTAATTGGGTTATGGTTTGCCAGCAACACAAAGACGAAGTGGTTTGGACTAAGTTTAATGGCGAAAAGTCATACCCCGAACCAAAAACTTTTGAGGTATATTAAATGAACATCAACGGTTTTTGTCCCCACTGTAACGCTAATCTAGACGGCGGCTTAGTTATCGACTATCCACTTAGCCAAGGCAAGTCAATGGATGAAGCTTTAGCTTATGCAGCAAGTTATGAAGGCTGGGAAGAATATGGCGAAGCTAATCGTTGGGGGCGAGCAATTGGCTTGTATTCTATGAAAAGAGATCGTACAGTAGGATGGAGATGTCCTGACTGTAATGGGACTTGGGAGGGGTAGTAATGCCTACACACTATTGGGGAGATGAAGACTTTGACTGGGACTCACTATACAAAGCAGAATCTGAGCTTAGACGTATAATGAAACGCTATGGAAGAATTGGCGTACATAGCAAAGAAAAGTATGGGTGTTATGATGATCAAACTGAAGTATTAACATCTAATGGTTGGAAATATTTTAAGGATGTTGACATAGAAAAAGATTTATTTATGTCGTTAGATCAGAATGATAATTTATTTTATCAAAGAGCTAGTCATTATTTTGAATACAACTATAATGGTAAGATGTATAGTTTAAACACTAGAGGAGTTGATTTACTCGTTACAACCAATCATTCTTTATATTTAGCAAAAGCACCTACTAATGGCGGAGTAGGGAATACAGGGAGAAAAGAATTTCCGTATGAATTTGCGACTTATGAAAAGTATTACAGAGTTCCTAAGATTTTTAAAAAAGGTGGAAAATGGGAAGGAAAAGAAATACAACAAATTAAAGTGAATGATGACTTAATTTTTGAAGCGGATAATTTTTTAGCATTACTTGGATGGTATGTTGCTGAAGGTTGTACTTCTAAAAAAAGCCAAATAACTTTTTGTTTAAATTATAAAAATGATAAAGAAATGGAATTGGTTGCTAATATAATTTCTAGTTTAGGTTTGAAACCTCACATATTTAAAAAAAGAGGAACTATAAATATATACAATAAAGATCTTGCTTCTTATTTAGATAAGGAATGCGGTAAGCTTGCTTTGAATAAAAAAGCACCAGACTTTATAAAAAACTTATCACCGAGACAAATCACTATTTTTTTAAAAAACTTATATTTAGGGGATGGGCATAAAAATAAAACATCTCATGTATTAACCACAATTTCAAAGACGTTATCTGATGATATTTGTGAACTTTTAATTAAAGCGAATACTTCTTTTAGAACTTCCAATAGAATAAGAAGCGACCATTTTGGTTATATAAAAGGAAGACAGGTTAAATCTAAACACCGAGTATATGAGATAAATTGGTTAAAAAATTCCAACACACACATAACACCCAACTCTCACGACACTTTTGAAAAAATAGAAAACCAAGAAAAAGTTATTGATTATTCTGGTAAAGTTTATTGTGTTGAAGTACCTAACCATATACTTTTAGTTAGGAGAAATGGCAAAGCTGTTTTTTGTGGTAACTCTTTGAGATTCTCCCTTTACTTCTGCGATGGCACTCTCCATTCATTTACCCATCCCGGCTACGTCTATTCCCAGTATCCTAAATGGCTATGGTGCTTTGATTTAGACTATCAACCATTACGCTTTCTAACTCCAATCATTAACTTCTGGCAGAAACTTGTACTGCAATATGCTTTCACTACAGTAGTCGCTAAGTATCCACACATACGCAAAGAAATTATTAATGACGCTCCAAGAGAATTACTCCCTTGCGAACTTGCCATAGAGTGTGCTAAGATGTGGAGGAGCTGGTGTAAAAGCTGTAACAAAGATTCCACCAGCGACCATTATAAATGCCCGCATTGTGGAGAGGTAAAGAATGGATAACACAATAAAGAATAAAAAAATAAGAAACGAGTTGTATTTGTCTAATGACAAAATGTTTACAGATGAAGTATTTGATGAAATAAGAAAGCTCATAGACTATAGATTCTCTAATACAGAGTTACCTGAATTATTTGTAGCCTTAGAAGTATCGAGGAGAATTGGCGACAATAACTTAGTAACTTTTTATAAAAATAGAATAGCGGGTATTCTAGGATTACCTTATAATTAGAGGGCTAAATGAAATTCCAAGACAAATTCAAACCCGGTGACATAATTTGCTCAGACCGTTTTCACAACGGCTTGTGTATGGTTGTTGAATCTGGAGGTATTTCTATTGGAGGTGAGTTTCGTTACAGCTGTAATGACTTAGTAAGGGATGGTCAGAATTGGTTAGCCTATGAAAATGAAATGTACCTCACTAAGCCTTACAATTGGCGTATTGCAACCGACGATGACATAGCTAAATACTTATCTCGTTTCTTGCATATTCCACTAGGTAAAGTTGGAGCTTATGAAGTTAGCTTGACAGATCATGGTATAAGACTTAACGACGATAGCGACTATTCGATATTCTTAGATGCAGAGGAGCTTGCTCAGTTGGGCAAGATAATTAACGAAAGGTTTATGGGATGAAAAAGAAAATACGAATAAAAGAAATCTGTCCAAAACAAAAAGACGACTTACAGCTTCCTAGCAAGATCATAATGAAAACTTCCGGTGAAGGACTAAACTTCTGTCGCAAGTTCAAGATAAAGAATGATGGTGGATTGTGGACTAATCCAAATGAAACTAGGTTGTCTTTTAAAGTATATGATATTTGCAATACATTGGGTAAACCTGAAGTAACGATTAAATTGCGAGACGGAAAAGAGATCACTATGTCTTTTTTAGATTTAGCTAATCTTAAATATATCTTAAGTCATATGAGAGATTTGGAAGTAAATTATTTTAATGATACAATAGTAGAAGAATAGGAGCCGTTTGTCCTTCGACTGGTGCGTGGGACAATTCTAGATAAACGGTAGGTGCTTGCTTACAGTTGGGCAAGGTAAATGTAACCTTAAGGTGCAGCCTTTAAATCCTTTTTATAGGAAAAACTATGAACGATATTGATGGCATAATCAAACTACTTGCAGAACATGCTAAGAAACGCTGTGAGAAAGCTGACGAGAATAGAAAGAACGGAGTGCCTGATCCATTGAATGATTTGGTTGATGCTGCAAAGAAAAGTATACTGGACGATAGGACTAAAAAGAGACTTGGGAAAAAGAGGAAGAAATGAAACGCTCTGAAGCAGTAGAAGAGATACGCAAGATACTTGCTATGAATGGTAAGGATAATGGCTATGGAGAACTGGAAGAAGCTATTCTACATCATTTGGAGAGCTTGGGTATGTATCCTCCAGATACAACTATACAAGCCTGTCCTGACCCTATGTTTCAAGTATTTGTAGAACATATTGACATACCTCAATGGATAGTATTAGGATGGGATAATGAAGAGAAGTGAAGCTGTTACACACATAGTAAACGTATTACGTCTAACTGGTAATCATTACTGCGATGATGGCAGAGATGAACAAGATGCTAGTAGAATACTTAAACGATTAGAAGCAATTGGCATGCTTCCTCCGGAATATATAGTAGACTACAGCCCTATGATGACAACAAATGCTTGGGAGCCAGAGAATGACTGAAGTATTATACTGCCCAATTAACAACGAACTACTCCTCTTCACTGGTATGTTTGAAGTTGATACAAGAAGACACACGATGACAATATATGTGATGCGTTCTAAAAAGCTTGGCATGGCTTTGAAAAGCAAAGATAAAACATTTAAGGTAGACGCTAAGAGTCTTGTACACATTGGCTGGCTATGAAGGTAACGTACATTATACTTATAGTATTAAGTATTTCTTCTTCGTACCAATATGGTCGATATAAAGGTCATAAATTTGACGAATTAGAAAAGTGCAATGAAAAACTTAGACAGCAGGTATTGACTGGTAATTCTGCGTACATAGAACAGCTTAGAAAAGCACCATTTGATGTTGTTTATTATTATACTGCAGGAAAAGTTTACGACTGTGCTTTTAGAAGAAATGGAAATTTATGACCTATCTCGAAGCTCGTAACTCAGGATACCCATTCAACAGGCGTAAGTATAAAGACGGCTGGTATATACGAGACTTGCGCAGAGATGTTGACTATGCTATGTTAGACTTATCTCAAAGATTCTGGTCACAAGCTGATCTGGAAGCTACTGACTGGTGGACGGAACCTGTTGCTAAAACAGAGGAAAAAGAATGAAGAGATTACTTGAAGTGGAAACTTTAAACGAAGGCGATGTAACCTTGGATAAGCTACAAGTATTGCATGACAACTTAGCTGAAGAGTTATGTATGGACCCAGATGCTCAGACAAATAATGAGTTGTTCAAACGATATGTGCGAGCGTATAATAAGTTACAGAGAGTCAAGGAAACGATTCATAAGGAACTAAATGAGCACACTAGACGACGTAATTTTTGGTAAGAAATATGTTTTAATTGACAGCGAAGAGAAGTTAGAAGAAGCAATCTATCATCTTAAAGAGTCGGAGTATGTAGCTTATGATACAGAAACTACAGGACTTAATGTTCGCAAGGAAAAAGTTATTGGATTTTCCTTTACTGGAAAACCTAAAATAGGATACTACTTCCCAGTATTTTTTTGGAATAAATATATTCACTCCCTCATGACTCATTCCTTTTATACAAAAGAAAGGTGCGATGAACTTCTTAGTATATTGAAGACTAAAAAACTCATAATGCACAATGCTTCTTTTGATATTAGAGTAACTATAAACTATTTTAAATTTAACCTTCTATCAAGTCTACATGCTGATACTCAATTAATGGAACACACTCTGAACGAAGAAGGTCCATTCGCTCTTAAAGAAGTCTGTACTCGAAAGGCTGTTGAGCTTGGACTTGACTCTCAAGACTTCGCCAATCAAGAACAGATGGAGCTTAAAGATTCTGTAATTAAGAACGGTGGTAAGTGGGTCGATAAACAGAAAGATATCTATAAAGGTGATCTGGATATCATCTCTAAGTATGCTTGTGCTGACGTTGACTTAACCTTACGTTTGTTCCAACATAATGAGCAACGTCTCATTAAAGAAAACCTTCACGATTTCTTTTACAATCAAGAAGTAATGCCTCTACAGAAGTATGTCACTATTCGCATGGAGCATCGTGGAGTTCACATTGATTTACCTCGACTACAGGAACTTCACGCAGGAATTACTGCAGATATTCTTGAATATGAAAAAGAAGTTGTGGAAGCTTTATACAACACTCCAGCTTGGAGTAATTATATTCAAACTAAATTAGAACAATATTCAGTATCGTGTAAAGGTTCTTTTGCTCAGGAGCTTTGTGATTATGCAGGTCTAGAACTACCTACTGGAACGAATGGAAAATTTCTGATTAACAAAAAAACAATTGAAGCTTTACCAGATAGTTGCTGGAAGAAATTTCTATTAACTAATGATGCACACTATTTAGGTCATAATTCTATTTGGGATATTAGATGTAATCTACTAAAAAAAGATAATGAGACAGAGTACTTAATTAACATTCAATCCAAGACTCAAATCGGGGATTTAGTATTTAACTACATGGGGATCGAGCCTCTTACAAAAACAGCCAAAGGATCTCCGCAATTCAATGAAGATTTTGTTGAAAGTATTTCTAAGGATCATCCTTGGGCTGAAAAGCTTCGAGTTTATAACAAGCTTAACAAGATTAAGAGTAGCTATTACGATAGATTTCTTGAGAACCATGAAGACGGAGTTTACTATCCTACCTTCAAGCAACATGGTACTACTTCTGGCAGATACTCTAGTGACTTCCAACAACTTCCTCGTCCAAAGGATGAAGACAGCGTTGAGCATGTGTTAGTAAAGAAGTATAACGATTCCATTCGGGAACTAGTAATTCCTCCTCCGGGTTATAAGTTTATCGACGACGATTATGAATCTCTTGAGCCACGTTGTTTCGCTGACGATGCTGGAGATGAAGCTCTCATTAGAATCTTTACCGACAACCTAGATATGTACTCAGTAATTGCTATCATGGCGCAAGGAATCTCCGACGCTTCCGCTGACAAGAAGGCTCCGAACTTCCTGAAAAAGAAATACCCACAGGTTCGTCAAGATGCCAAAGCCTACGCTCTCGGTATTCGATATGGAATGAAAGCCTTTAAGCTCGCTAAAAGTCTGAACATTTCAGAAGAAGAAGCGGAGTTAATCATTCGCCGATACTTTAAAGCATTTCCTAAACTTAAAGTACAAATGGACAAGTATCTTCGAGAAGTAAAAACTACTGGCAAAGTTACTAGTAAGTTTGGCAGAGTTCGCCATCTTCCTAGAGTAAAGGAAATTTACGACAAGTTTGGAGATGCTATTCTCGACTTTCGTAACCTTAGAAAAATTTCCCAAAAAACCGGGGTTTCGTTAGGGGAGCTTCAAGTTATTCGTAAAGAATATAATAATCTCCTAAACAATGCACTAAACTTCCCCATTCAGTCTACTGCAACTTCTATTGTAAACAGAGCAGCCATCGCTATGACAAAGAAATTTATTGAAAATAAGATGGACGCATGGGTAAGTTTACAGATTCACGATCAGCTAGTAGCTACTTGTAGGGAGGATCTTTGCGAAGAAGTAAAACCAGTGGTACAATCATCCATGGAAGACACTAATACGTTAGCTATGCCTCTTGTAGCTAAGCCGGAAGTTGCTAAGAACCTACGAGAAGGTCACTAAGTATGGGCAAAATCTGGGCTTTGGAGAACTTTAAATGATGTACGTTTTAATTACTCTATTTTAATTACTCTATTAATCCTTTCCTGTTTGATCAATCTCTTTCTTATGAAAGCCCTCGGCAAGGAACTTATCCATCGTTCTAAACTTGAGGAACTACTGCTCACTATGAAAATTGAGAAAGATTTTGAAAGAACCATAGCTCAGCATTATAATAGTCAAATAGAGTCCGGAGGGAACTTACAATGAAAAAAAGTATGGTAATTGATCTAGTTGGTTCAGTGCTACGTAGGTATAATACCGGACATTATTCGTACAATGAAACCAAGCATGCTAAGGAAATTCTAACTGTATTAGAAGATTTAAAACTTCTTAAACCTACCCACGAGAAGACTATTGTACGTAGAGATTTGGAGTTGATGCCATATGAAGATACAATTACAGTAGAGGGGTGGGAAGATGAATGAGCAAGAGGCTGAGGAGCTTATTAAAAAGTTCCTTGAATATAAGATGATGTGGCACAAAGAAGATGGGTTTGTTGATAGTTATATTTTGAAACAGGCTATGAATATTCTTGGACAGGACAAAGTAACAGAGTTGACTTTACAAGCTCACAAAATATGGAACGATTAATGAAGGGTATAATAGTTTTAATTGTAATGCTAATACTACTAGATTATGTAGGGAGACACCCATGAGTATTAAACGCAGTCAACTACTAGCTGAAATGCAACAGCTAATAGGTCACGAAGGAAATGCTAGCGAAGTATTGGCTTTAGTTGAGAAGCATATGGAACCTCGTGTACGACCTCTTACCGAAAAAGAAGTTGATGAACATGTGCTAGTAAAACAGGTCCATGGTTCTCGTAAAGATGAGGTTCGTAACTATGTGAGAAATCTAGAGTACGAATGGAAGAGAGAATATATTCCGGAGGATGAATAATGTTTGTTTTTAAAAAAGAAAGGGATAAAAGTAATCAGTTCGATACAACGAATGTTGTGATAGAATCGGTTGCTGTTTCTTTGCCAGATATTTTATCTGATTTCAAAGAGTTCCTACTAGCATGCGGCTATCAAATTCGACCAGAAGAAGAACTTGTTATTACTAATACGGAGGAATAAAAATGAAATACTTAATGCTTCTATTACTTTGTTCTTGTGCTCTAACTCATGAACGTACTCCCACTGATAAAGAGGAAAACATTTCCCGCAATCATGAAAACGGAACCTTTAATCGATGAACAAGTATCTCTTAGATTCCGACATTATAAAGCTGTGTGATCATTTTGCGGATAGAGTAATCTCTACTAATTTAGACTGCTATAAAAAAAGAAAGCAATTTAATTACGACAAGATTAAACAAGATATCTTTATAGGAAAGCTTGCCGAGTGGGGAGTATTTTTTATATATCTCCAACGTGGTAGGCATAATATAATTCCTCCAGATATGAATGTCTATTCTAAAAAGAAAAAGAGCTTTGATCCCGATATGAGATGGGGACTATTCAATATTCATATAAAATCACAAACCTACGAATCTGCTAGTAGATATGGGGATAGTTGGATATTCCAAGCTAAAGATCCTTT